AGCTAATGGCACGAACGCTATCTAGTGCATTAAAAACAGAGGCAGAGGCGCAAAACCAGACGGACGCGCTTTTAGCTTTAGTTAAAATCGAGCAGGCCGATATATCGACGCTTTACCTCGTCAAAAACGGCGAGAACGTGACGAGCAACAGTCAAGTATATACCGCTTTTCCGTTCGATATAAAAATACCCGATGACAATGAAGAGAGCGCGCCACGTGTAACGGTGACTTTCGATAATGTGGATCAATCTATCGTCACGAATATTCGAAGCATGACAACCGAAGCGACTGTTACACTTTCTTTTGTTCTTGCAAGCCAGCCTGATACAGTAGACTTGGGCCCGTACGTTTTCCAGCTTAAAAACGTGCGCTATGACCGCTTCACAGTCGAGGGCGATTTGTCTTACAAAGACATATTCAATATGCGTTTTCCAGCAGACAGAATAACGCCGAACAATTTCCCATGTATTGTCAGGTAGGTAATAGTGTGGAGCACTGGACGGACAAATACCTGAACATTCCCTACAAGCCCAAAGGTAGAAGTATGCAGGGTTTGGATTGTTGGGGGTTGGTTCAAGCTATCTATAGCAAGGAGTTGTTTGTCGTTTTACCTGGCTTTCTTGAAGATTACGACGATATATCACGCTCTCAGGTGTCAACCGCGATTAGCAAAAACATGCGCGATTGGTTTGAGGTTGAAAAAGGGCAGGAACAAGCTTTTGACGTTGTTGTTTTGAATATCAGAGGTTTGCCGACTCACGTGGGTGTTTTAGTCGATCCTGAGAGAAAATTATTTATTCATGTCTCGCCTGATAGCTTTGTTACGATTGAAAGGCTCGATTCTAAAAAGTGGTATAATCGAATACTAGCTTTTATGCGTCTGGACTTAAAGAAGTGAACGAATTAGAAGAGAAAAAAACAGCCCTGGAAAAAGCCAAAGTCGAGGTATACGTTAAGCCTAACGCCTTCAATGATTTGAACGTCAAGCATATTATCCCAACAGGTAAAAATATCCATCAAATTCTGGATGATTTGAAGATTGGGAAAAAGTGTACTGTATTGCTAGGCGACTCTAAGATAAACCCAAATTTTTACAAGTTTGTCTATCCAAACGGGAATGAGCCACTAGGTATTGTGGTAGGTGTTGAAGGTGGAGACGATGACGGGAAAGGCGTGCTTGGTCTTGTCGCTTCAATTGCTTTGACTCTTGCTGTTCCAGCTCTCGCGAAGTCTAGCTTTATCACTAAAGCTCTAGGGCTCAAGGGTAGCGCCGCACTCGCCGCTAGTGGGTTAATTGTTGGCTTTGCAGGGCAGTTAGTCAGTAAGGCTTTGATTAAGCCACCAACACAGCCGAGTATCGGGCTTGATAGCTTTAGTGCTACTGCACCGATTCAAAGTCTAACGGGGATACAGAATCGGACGGGCGACTACAATGTTATCCCAGTTCTGTTTGGAAAAAATCGCGTTTACCCTATCATCTTGTCTGCCTTCACTGAGATATTCGACAATCAGCAATACCTTAGAATGCTTTTTCTTGTGGGTTATGAGGATGACGATACCAAGCTTGAATTGTCAGATTTTAAAATAGGCGAAACCGCTTTAGAGAATTATACAGACGTTGAAATGGCGTACAATACGCGCTTTGCAGATATGACAGACGCGGAGCAAAATCGCTGGTTTCCCAATATTGTTCAAACCGACCTGAGCGTTAGCTTGACGAACGCGGCGAGTTGGCAGACTCAAACAACGGAAACCGACAGCACTGGGATAATTGTAGATATAACCTTTCCTTCACTAGTTGGGTACAACAGCGCCAGCGGTGCAAAATATTCGGTTTCGGTCAACTTCGAAATACAGTACAGGCCGACAGGTTCAAGCGATTGGATACCTTTCGCTAAGGAAGAGACGGATTTGAGCGCGGGCAGTTTGGATACATTGACCCAAAGTAGATTCAATCACACAAGCAGTCGTGTAGGATCGAAAATTTACGCCATAGGCGGTGCTATTTCTGCAGTGGCGCACACTACAAGCATCGAAGAATATGATATAGCTACAAATACCTGGACAACTAAAACGGGCGTTTTGCCACAGGCTATCGAGCAACACGCGGCGGTTGTTGTTGGCACGGATATTTATATTTTCGGCGGTAACACAGTAGTAGCCAATCAGAATAAAGTTTACAAGTACGATACCGTTGCGGATAGCGTTAGCACTCTAGCAGATATGCCAGCTTCACTAACAGGAGTACAAGCGATACAGGTTAAAAATGGTAGCTTTTCAAATCTGATTTTCGTCTATGGTGGCTTCAATGGCTCGAACGCGGTAGCAAGCCTTTACGCTTACTCTATCAGCGGTAACAGTTGGACGACTATTACACCAGGCTACACTGGATCAAGTAACGCGAGTTTAAGGTATAGAACGCTAGGCGCGATTTTCCAGAGTTCAGAAGATAGAAATTCATTTGTCATTGCAGGTGGGTTATTGCAAGACGGCACAACCGCGACAGCTAATTATCTAGGCGTTCAAATCGGTGGTACGGCTGGAAGCCCTACGGCTTTAGTTTCCACGTTAGATGAAAAGATAAACCTGCCTGAAGCGCGTTATTTTCACGCAGTAGCAGAGGACGCGAGCGATCCAGGTCAGGTATATTTTGCAGGTGGTATAACTAGCGGTGGATACAGCGACGAAGTTATCAAGTCGCAAACTCACTATCCATACGCAAGCAGTAAATTAACTGACACAATGGATGTTAACAGGGCGGGACTCGGATTCAACGAGCAGGACGGTACTTTGTATGTTGACGCTGGCACAAGTAACGGAAGTACAGCACTTAATACAATGCTTTCAAGTGATAACGCCTCAAAGGCAATCACGGGCGCTACATCTACGACTTTGCGAAAGAGTTACAGAATTGAAGGCTTAACCGCCGATCAATACGATGTCAGGATTAGGAGAACGACTGCTGATAGCTCAAGCAATTATATTCAAGACGTAGCAACTTGGACAGCCATTAGAAGTATTAAATCTAGCGATGCGGTTACTTTCTCCTATGCAAAAACTGTAGCGCTTAGGATTAAAGCAAGCGAGCAGTTAAATGGCGTACTTGATAGCTTCAATTTCATTTCTGAAACTTACCTACCTGTTTATACTGGTGGCAATTGGGTAACGCAGAAAACACGAAATCCAGCGTGGGCGTATAGTTACGTGCTTCGTGGAATCGCGGCGAAAGAAGCGCTAGCAGATGCAAAGTTAGATACAGCCTCGATTTCTGATTGGGCCACGAATTGCGATAGCGACAATTTTTACTATGATAAAGTCTGGGAGAGCGAGACGGTATCACAGGACATACTCCAAGAAATTGCGGCGGTAGGTCGTGCAAGCGTTTCTTATTTTGACGACAAAATAGGCGTGATTCAGGACAAAGCTATCTCGACCTATACACAACTATTCAGCCCTAGAAATATCGTCAAGAATAGCTTCGTAGGAAGCAAAGCGTTCACCGAAGTTCCGCACGCGCTCAAGGTTAGATTTAAAAACAGCGAACAGGATTATATCGAGGATGAGCGTATAGTCTATCGAGATGGATATAATGCTGACGGATCAGGCGGGAATACGATAGCGACGAACATCGAGGAAATAACATACCCAGGGATAACAACTTCGGATCACGTTTACAGACGGGCTCGCTATGACTTGGCGGTCGGCGTGCTTCGTCCTGAGATATTCAGCTTCAAAACTCCATTCGCTCATCTTGTAGCTACGCGAGGCGATAAAATTAGGCTACAGCATGACGCGGCGGTCATTGGATTAGGTGGGGCAAGGATAACGGCTCTTGATAGTAGCGGTGCGAATATCGACGAGATAACGCTAGATAATTCTATTCAGACTTCAAGCGGAACGGATTACACGATAAGAATTAAGGCGGAAGATGGGGACGTTTTCGAAGAGACTGTTACTGTAGCAAGTACGGGCTTGAATAATGTTTTCAATATAACGACTCCAACGAACGCGACAGGCAGTTATGCGGTCGGCGATCATGTTCTAGTGGGTGAAGATGGTGAAGAAGGTATCGACGCGATTATTAGTGAAATTCGATACGATTTTGATTTGATTGCAGAGATAACCGCTGTCCCATATAACGCGACTATTTACAATGTTGATAGCGAGGCGATACCTACATACACGACAGTCATTACAAAGACACAAGCAGAGATTAGGGGCGAGCCACCATTGCCGGGTGTTGAAGCTGTTGTATCAGATGAGTTTGTAATGATTCGCGGTGCTGGTGGTAGTTTGTCGCCAGCGATCAAGATTGATATAACGCCTTTCAATGGCACGGGTGGTGTGCCTGCCTTTATCCAAGCAAGAGCGCGCAGGACTGACGATTATAACGGAAATTACGTCTACTCACCACAGGCGAACGCGGAAGATAACACGGTAAAAATTCCAGATGTTGAGGAAGGCGCTACATATGACATTTACGTGCGCTACGTAAGCAAAGATTTTAGAGCGGGGCCGTGGGGTTTAGCTCAAGCAGGGCACACCGTAACAGGAAAAAGCACGCTACCGCCTGACGTTTCAAACTTCGCTATCACTTTTCAAAATACAGGCTTTTTGCTGACTTGGGACACTGTTACCGTTCCAGACTTCAAGGAATATATTGTTAAGGTTGGCGCATCATGGGGCGCGGGTACTATTGTTGCTACGACAAAGACAAATGAGCTTTTTTTGGACGCTACGGCGAGCGGTAGCTATAACTATCACGTTAAAGCTGTCGATGATAGCGTAAACTCTAACGAGAGCGAGACAGAGGCGACTTTAAGCTTTACAGTTAACGCGCCTGGAACACCTCAAAACTTGAGCGGTCAGAGTAGGCAGGGAACAGCGTTGCTGAGTTGGACAAGCCCTGCTTTTTCTTCGCCTCGCCGTGAGTACGGAGTGCGCTTTTATAAAATCTACCGCTCTTTGAGTTCTGAAACTTTCTCGAACGCTACTTTGATTGCTGAGAGTGAAACGACTACTTATGCGTATCAGGAAGCGAGCGCAGGGACTTATAAATACTATATCAGTGCTGTTTGTTTTGGTGGGAATGAGTCTGCAACTTCAGCGAGCATTGAACTTGAAGTCGATGACTCTGTCAACTTTATTTTACAAAGTACTACTACCGATACAGATTTTACCGCCGGAACTGCTACAGGGTTGAGCTATGAATTGAGCGGTGTTTATCCGTTGATTCCAACGACTGCATGGCAGACGGTGCACAGTAACAACAGCTGGACGAGCGTTCAGGATCAAATTGACGCAGGGTATACGTATTTTGTTCAGCCGACAAGCACCAGCGGAAGCAGTTACGAAAGAGTGATTGATTTAGGCGTTCAGCTTGGAAACGGTAAGATAACAGTAACGCAATCGCAAACGGCTATAGATGGGACTTTGACTACTGATGTTACAATCAGCGTAAGCAAAGACGGTGTAAGCTATACAGACTATTTAAACCCGGTGGATTTGCAATTAGTTGTGACAGGCTTTAGATATGTGAAAGTGCTTTTTGAGTATAGCGGAGACGGTACTACGATTGCTAGATTGAACAGCGTTACAATCACCGTGAACGCGAAGCCGATCCAAGAAACTGGAACGGGCACAACGGGAGCAGGTGGAAGCGTTACAGTGACACCAATCTTGAGCTATAATGTATTCGCTTCTGTGATTGTAACTCCTTCGAGTGGTGGGGCTACTGCTTTGCTAGGATATGCGGATTTGACAAACGAGCCGACTAGCTTCGATGCTTACGTTATAAACACAAGCGGAGTTGGACAGGTAGGCGAAACTTTTAGCTATGTTATTATAGGATATTAGGCAGGAATTATGGCAGTAACATACGATTTTCAAACCCCAGGCGTGAGCACAAGCGCGGCTGATACTCAGGAAGATATTAGAAATATTGCGGAAATGTCATGGGTTTGGCATGTGCAAGCTTCTCCGCACAGTCTTACAAATAAGCCGACTGGTTTAATTGAAGCTTTTTATTCTGGCACTGTTGATTTTGCATCGAGCATACCATCTTACGGATACCAAAATTATTACTCTCTCAAGGCGTACGACGGTACTAATTTGGGAAATGTAAATTTCATAGATTTATACGTTCATAATGACGGTGCAGTTCTGAGTAATACTATCGGCGCAAGAGGTGAAGAATATATCTCAATGGGGGTATATGCTGGTTATTCATGTGAAAGCTTGGCTCCGTGGAATATAAACGCAGACGTTGGAAATACTGGAACATCAACTTATGATCCTATTTTAGCTTTTCAAAACCAGTCAGTGGAACGCGCCCGAATCTACACAGACACAAGCGACAGCCACAAACTTAAATTCGATGTTGGTGGTAGTGATCAGATGGTGATTGACTCTTCAGGCAACGTCGGGATTGGGACGAGTTCGCCAGAAGTTTTACTTCACATAGTTGAAAATGATATTGGGATTTCTCCATTTGGCGGATCTACTTTTGCATCAGAGCGAACCGGAAAC